TTGTTAGGACGATTTCCACTGTTTTTACCTTTACCTTTAGTCCAATACATACGGATCAAAAATACCTTATGATCGAGTGCCTCTTTCTTATTCCTACAACGCTTTTTAAGACGGCCTTTAGAATCATATACACACCATTTCTGCTCCGCCATTGAACGGTTATCATCTATGCTATCGGCTCGACACTTTTCTACACCCTTCATTTCTTTTGGCTCATGATAAGCTACATGAAAACTAGCAGGATTTTCGTCAACCCGTTCGTAAACCTCCCCAGAAACAGAAATAAAATTTGCAGGAAGATTAATAACCTGCTCAGCACGCTCATACATAACACCAGCATATACAACAAACCTTGCAGTCATGACTGGACTCCTCTCCAAATGATTAAAACTTGAGTCTTTACCATTAAGCAGATCTAACTTATCAATCAAATCATTGAGTACGCCTTTATTAGAATCAACACCAGAAGGTCCATACACTAACTGTCGTGCATGCTCAAGATCTGAACTAAAAACCTTAATAGCAAGCAACAGTTCTTCAGACTGAACACCACAACGTTCTAAAGTCTTGGCCGCCAAGTCCAATAAATGAAGACCCTGTCCTGCTACATGACCAAAATCTACCTGCTTTATGAATTCAATAGCAGTACGAAAACACTGAGCAAAATAACCAGTAGCAGCTTTAGCAGTTACAACTGATGAACTCTTTAACTTTGTCTCGGCTATCAACGCTTTTACCGCAACAGTATCGGCCACAAAAGTAAGCCCATACTCCAAACCGTTCCACCCTGTAGAATAAGATCCACCAATTTTTACCAACTCACTGAGATTGTTGATTCGTACCAACAATGAATGCGATAAAAGATAATCAATCTCTTCCAGTGCCTTATAAGGCTTATCGAACTTAGACTCAAGCGCTTCAACAGAAGAACCCAAACCAAGATCAAATTTCTCCGAAAGCTTGTAAGCAGTATCGTAAGTTTGACCACCACCGGCCCAGCTATCAATAAACAAATATAAACCACCGTAATACTGATCTACATCACGGCCACTCAACTGCGATTTAACAGCAGTATCATAACCGCGTACATCGTCGATAGTGATCTCTAAATCCAAATCTCACCCCGTTAATTTGTTAGATACGCGAGCATAAATAACAGGACCACCACCCTCTTGACGACACTTTTCTATAAAGTTCAAAACCTTCTGAACCTTATCGATATTATGAACAGAAAACGTTTTCTTATTCCGCTGCTCTAAACCATCACCAACAGTACGCTGTCGCCAAAACCAACCCTGATCAACCAGTTCAGCCTTCCATAAACTACTACCGTCTAAATCGTAAGCTGCTTTTGCACGTGATTTCTGTTCAGGTGTAAGCCAGTCACTATCCATGATATTATTAAAATCTGACTTCTTTACTTTTTTTGCTATACCATCTAAACCACCGCCAGTAGAACTTTTAAACAAAACATAAACATAGAACTGTATACCATCATGCTTATAAGAAGAATCATGAAAAATATCTTCTAGTGCACCAGAAGCCGTAACCTTCTGATAAACATGCCCGTTAACACGGATGAAATTAGGACGCCGTATCACAGCTAATCCTTAACGGACGTAAAACGGGTTTTAGTAGTTTCCATTATTTTACGTTTAGCATCGTCAAGCAGTTGCTGCTTTTGCTTAGAAGACGCAAACACAGCTTTAAGACGTGGATTCACTACAAAATCACGTGACACACTAACGGAAGCTTTGGCAGCCGGAATAGAAGCTGGCGTCGTTGGTGGAGTAACTGGCGTAGGAGCCGTGGTAGGGGTAGTCGGTACAGCCTGTTCCTCGTCTGTCTTAGTCTCCTCTACCGTAGGAACCTCTGGAATAGTTTCTACTTCTTTTACTTCCTCGACAGGAATCTCTGGAATATCAGTTTCGAGTAAGTCAGGTTCAGCAACACCTTCCTGTTTTGGCTCCTCAACGTATTCAGCGGATAGACCGCTAATAGCAGAATCCAGACCCTTGACTACATCGTTCAAACCATACGTAGACACGTCCTGGATAATTTCCTTCATCCAAGGACGAATGTGCTCCAAAGACTCTTCGTATCCCCTCTTGCCTAATTCATCTTTAACAGAATTACCAAGCTCTTCTACACTCTTTTTAAAAAGCTTAGTAATACTATCTTTTACAGACGTAACCGCTGTAGTGTACAGCTGAACCCCTACTTTAGAAAACAAATCAGCTAAAGGATCGCTCATATGACGACGTAAATCTGTTGATATCTCACCAGGCTTCTTATCAGGCGATACTGTCATCTGCCTTTTTGGTTTTCCTATTTCACCCTTCGGAGTTCTACGAGCAATACGCAAAGCTTTCCCGGAAACGTCTATTACTTTCTTAAACTTAGTTGCATCGATATCATCTTCCATAATACCAAGTTCTCGGGCCCTATCTTTATCTACCTTTACACCACCTAACCCACTCCCTTCACGGTTAATAAGATCAATAAAAAACTGTTTAGCTTTTTCTACAGGAAGCTCATGTATTAACGCACCAAGGCCTTTTACGATAGCATCCTTCAACTGCACTACAGCAAAAAAAGACCCATCTGTTGTATCGTAGTACAACCCAACAGTACCGACGTCATACTGACGCTCAATAAGCAACTCACCCTCAGGACCACTACCAGTATCGCTTATCGGTACTATATCGTGAGCCTCGTGACGTGTATAAACATCACCTTTATAACTAATGACCTTCGCGACAGTATTGATCGTCATGACAAATCTCCTTAACCAACGCCCCAGATATTCTCTGAAATGGCAATCGGATAAGCTGGATCTTCTACACTACTGGATTCTACATAATAGAAATCCATCATATTTTCATACACAAGATGACTGCGTATTATAGTACCTTTACCAGCACCGTTTTTTATGTCATCACATGTAATACGACCATCACTATGAAAACGACACCACGGCAAAGAACACTCAGTCTGCTCGACTAACGACCCCATACTATGACCAATACGATTCTTCTTCTGTACCAACCCAGCTAATCTAGCATCTTTACTACGATCAAAACCCTTCAAAATTTTAACGTGCCACTTACCACGAAACGGCACTAACGTAGCGTCAAGAATTACACCCTTGGCACGCTCTGGATACTGGTTATCATGATCTTGGTGAACTGGTTTGCCAATAAAAGTCTGGTAAGCTATTCTACCTATAATAGGACGATAAGTTGTAAGTTGTTTATAGCTAAACGCATCCATATTACGATTTGGGTAGGTAGCTACCACTATTGGAACATCAACCAATACGTAATCAGCTATATTGGGACTGGTATGATAAGCCTGCGAAGCAAACGGCAACCATGATATGTCTAAATAACCACAAGCACACTGAGCAACTTTACTGAGAGCTTCGCCAGTTACACGAATACGACCATCACGAGACTTGTGAGACTCTAAAGTACGACCTTCTATAATAGCTGGTTCGTTGCGAAATTTTTCACCATCATACTGCTGAGAAAGGAAACAATCACCTATATGAATACCACGTCCATACTGGACTATCTTTTCACCTGCAAGACTTACAAGACTAGACATTTTTTAAGCAGCTCCAACAAAATCACATTCTCTAAAGGAAGCAGGAGCTTATGTTCCTGCTTCCGCGTACAGAACGTGATCAGTTACTTATTGTTTGGCTTACCAGATGCCTGAAAAGCGGCACGCTCAACCAAACCCATGGAACGCTTCCAGTACTCCTTATCGGCACGGAAGTCACCAGTTGGAACCTGAACTGCAGCGGTACGAATCGGAACATTAGCTGGAACCGATGCAGTCGAAAGATACTGCTGCAATTCCTCTGACTCAGGTTGCGCAGCATCTTGAGCCACTTCCTGGATATCATCGGACTCGGCACTACGCTTATATCCGGGGTGCCGATAATCCATCCCGGTGATCTCTTTGACGTGATGAGCCAAAACCTCTCTAGGTGCTCCCATCCACTCTTCGGCCTTCTGAATGATGCTGGTAAAGTAGTCAACACCAGCCTCACGCCAAGCATTCTCAACGATATCGACCGCTACTTCTGGATGTGCACCAGCCTTACGAATGCTCGCCACGAGCGAATCGCGAAGCGGGTTGTTCAGGATGTAATTCTTCATGCTGCCTTCCAACACAATGGCGGCAACATTGATGAGGTCATCCTTCACCTTGGCCACAGCAACACGGTGTTCTGCCTGCATGTCAGACGACGCTTTAGCGTGCATCTGCTTAGCAACGTCACCAGTAAACGCCTTAGCAGCATAATAACGAGCGTTCACACTCTTGAGTGTTTCTGAAAGACCCCACTTCTCGATGCCTTCACGAACGAATGCTGGATAACTTTCGTCCAAGAACATATCACGATGCTCTACCGGAAGCGTCTGGTCAACCAACGCAATCTTGGCCATTGGATCGCCGTTTACCAACACAACGTAATGCGGGTTCGTTGAATCTTCTCCATAAAGAAGAAAATCAACATCTGCCGATGCCATCGTCGCGATCACACTATCGGTAAGAAGAGGCTCGTACACCGGCTGTCCATCCTTAAGAGTCACAGCACTCTCACGCTTCTTACCCTCCTCCTCGGTTGAATCAAGAACTTCAACACCTTCCAAACCCTCTAGGTCTTCTACTAGGGGCTCATCAAGATCGGCTGCGTCTACATCTACGATGTCTTCTTCAGCTGGAACGCACCCAGGAGGACATTCCTCAGACGGAAGCTCTTCACCTGAAAGATCGGCAGGCATATCGTCGGTCACTTCACCAGAAGGCTCATCGACAACCGGCATCGATGGCTCGTCGTCTTCTACCGCCGTGACCTCACGCGGATCAACATCCACGATCTCGGCCACACCTTTCTGCGACCGATGATACTGCATAAAACTTGGATCATCCGACGGTTCGTCTTTCGATGGATTCTTCTTACCCTTAGATGGATCACCATGTGAACAAGAATCCTTACCACGAGTCGGTTTCTTTTCAGATGGCTCAGAAGGTTCCTCATCAGACGGCTCTGATGGTTCAGAAGGCTCAGATGGTTCAGCTGGTTCATCAGAATCAAAAGAAACGTCAGAAACGTCTAGATCCACAGGATCGTCAAACGAATCCCCACAAGAACAACCAGCAGCATCACCACCGATATCAGCAGGCAACTCATCTTCCATATCGGTTACCGGCTCTACCATGTCGGGGTCCACAACAAGAGGACTTCTCATACTAGAACCAGGAGCCATTTCCTCTCCAGTGGGCGACATAGGAGGACGGTGCTCCAAAACAGACTGTGCTTCAGGCGGACTAAAACCAATCTCTTTTGGTTCAGTAGCCTCACGACCACGACTAACAGGATTGATCGGATTACGAAGTTTAGGTGCCATGGTAACGTTCTCCTTATTTCCTTTTTTCGAGACGCTGGCTGCTACACCATCGCCAGACTCGAATGTTTGTGACTGATCGTGCGTTTCATCATATAGATCAAACTCACGCGCTGCCCACTGTTTACCTTCCATCAAAAGATTAAGACATGGGCACTTACGTAATGATTTCTTAATATAATCAGTGTCAGATCCAACTGACGTAAATGACGCTAACACAACCTTAGCATCATGTTCCAACATAGAATCGCCGCCTTGTAGAGCACGGGATTCCAACTTCATCAACACAGGAATCAAATCTACTGGATGGCCACGAGGGGTGTTAGACATGCGATCTCCTTATGTTATCATACCGCCAATTGTCCGTTTTAATTTTGCCTGGCGGTTTCTCTTACTAGCCACTAGAAATAAGTCTAAAATAGTTTCGCATTTCATTAAACAACTCTTGAAGCTGCCCTATCTTGGTATAAGTAGCTTTATTAGTCTCATTAATCTTTACCATCCTGGTAGCTAACCCTGCTATATAATCCACAATTACATCATCTTGCGTCTTAGCTACTCTGATGTAAGCACAACCTCTATAACTTAACTTATTGTTTGTCATTTGTTTATTACTTCGATAAACGATCAACCAACCAAGTCAAGAGATCATCCTGTGTACCAAACATACCAGAACCAGAAGAAACACCACGAGTATAAGTACAAGAAACAGGATAACGACCACCGGCCAACGTAAGCTCCACGATTGCCGTGCTATAAGCACCGCGTCCAAACCGCAACACGATAGTAAAATCAGAACTACCAGACCTGGTAGAAATTGTAGCCTCTGTAGCACCTACACGTTTACGTAAACGCTCTGTAAAAATCGAAAATGCCTGTGCAACAGTCTGCACCGATAATGGAAACTCATTCAATATACTACCGGCCGAAGCTGCACCTGCATTATCACCACAGCAGCCTGTAAAATTATAACAATTAGCCAGGCTAAATACTGGTTCGTAGTTAAATACACGACTCCAATTTGGCATCGAAATGCTCCGGCCTGAAAGCCTACATAAGAAGCTAACTAGAATCGTAGATGATTGTACAGGAAGATAACTAGCGTGGATCTGCTTCTTCTGAAGTTAACGTCTCACCGCGTTCAACTACGTTGACAAATACACGAACTGGTTGGTGTAGTTTACCGTCTGCGCCAACAGTAGCTTCAAAGTAAACTGGTGAATTTCCATAAATAGATTGTATAATTTTAGCATCACCAGCACGAAATACCAGCTCGCCAGTAATACTAAAACCCAAACTAAGTGACCCAAACTTATCTACTAATTTGGGTTCTCTTAAAACGAACGAAAGATGTAACTCAGACTGTATCAAACTAATAATAGGTTGTAAATACTCACGCCAATATGAAGATGGTTGCTGTGCTATCTCTTCCATCATAACGGTAGAATCAACAACCGGTGGAACATCTTGTGCCAAAATTAACTTAGAATAATGCATGGTTATACCTTTACATACTTTGCATTTCTAGTCAAATCAGTCATGCCGGTCAGTACATAACGATCAGACAGTCCACGTTCATGTTTTGGCAATAACTTTAACACCTGCGAAACATTAGCGGTCGAAAGTACTTTCTTGCGTCCATGCAGCTCAGATACTTTAGACAACCACGTAAGCTCATTAGTTAACTGTTTATTCAAACCAGCAACCCGTACTTTATCAAACAAATAATTATTAATAAGCGTGTACGTTTCCTGCGGTAACGGTAATGCAGGAACTAAGTTCAAACGCATAGCCAAGTACTGTACCATACTAGCTTGTACGCCAGTCAAACCTTCTTTTTTACGAAGATAATTAAATAAACCATCAGCCAACTTTTTACGCTGTCCACGATCTGGATCACTATGATCTATACGATCTAAAACTTTAGCAACACGCCGTTTAGTCATTCCCAATAAACTATCATCCACATCCCAGAACGGAAGCTTATCTAACTCTTTTATCAAATCATCTACTACTTCTAGCTTACTTACATTAGCAAGAATCTGACGAACTACTGGACGCTGTACATCAAAACGGCTCTTAGCCAAACCTGCACCAAAGCCCTCAAGCGCTCCAGGGGCTGCAGGTGCTCCAGTAGAGGCTGCTTCAGCAGGAGCTTCTGGCACAGGTGTTTCCCCTGCTCCACCTTCTTCACCAGGCATAGGAGGAATTTCTGGAACCTCACCAGCACCAAGCCCGCCCACATCCCCGGCACCACCAAGTCCACCTAAATCTTCAGCACCACCGGCTCCTGCACCAGAAAAAGCACCTGACTCATCAAAACCATATTCCTGAGCTAACTTTGCAATAGAAGCCTTGTGCTCATATATTTGCCTTCTCAAAGTTAAATCTGACTCAAACGACTCAGTAGCCTTATCGATATCAAAACCACCAGTCTGTGCCCACATTCGTATTGGAATCGGAAAACGCTCATCCAAGGTAGCCAAGATATCCATATAATCACGGTCAGCTACCGGTGATAGTGATTTATCCCATTCGATCGTCGGGATAAGGAATTCTGGTTCCTGCGAACCTCTAAAACTTGGTGAAGTTTTATTACCACTAGTACGAATACGATGCGACAGCTCAGCCTCTGACCTCTTAACGAAACCATGAGCCTGGGCTAACTGATAGATCATCTTCTCGATTAAAATAGTATGAGTGAACAATACTCGTATAGCTCTTATCTTCTCCAAGAAGGTTGATAGCACAACCTCCATGGTATTCCAATTCGCCTCCCCTGACATAAAAGCCTCACTGACTCCCAAAGCCCGCATCTTGGCACTACTAAGAAAATCCCACTCGTCCGATAACTTCCAGAAATCAGCAGAACCTCCACCTATAGGATCTACCGATACACTAGCACGAGTCAAAACTTTACCGCCAATTGGATCTTCCTCGGCAGCAAAGAATAAATCTAAAATCTCGGACATCATATCATCTGGATAATCATCCGGAACTTTAATATGCCAAACTGGACCAGCACGCCTACGTGCACCAGCAATAGAATCATCCAATAAAGCTTTCTCATAAATCTTGAATGGTAATATTCTAGTCAGGTATGATGTGCCTAAATAATCAGTTGAGAATACACGTCTAGGCATAAAAATAGTGTTCTCTGGAGCCAACGGAATAGAACGACCCGCCGCCATAAATCGCACTAACACTGGGTCAAGCTCTCGACGCTGACTAACAATACGTGGATCTGCCGAAACAGCCCATTCACGCTGCTCTTGAGTCGGTTGAATATCGATTAAAGGTTCCATGCTCGGCAGCATGGCTGACTTGATTGATAAAAAATCAAGGTCATGTGGAATTACTTCAGTCCAATAACCTTTTGATTCATCCATCAACATATGAGCAACAAATTTACCAAAAACAAGATAGTCACTAAGTAAAAAAGGTATGTGCTGTATAATCCCTGATGCATAAATAGCATCCTGGTAAAATTGCATTACAGACTCATCACTAATACCACTAAGAATAACATTAGAAGAAAACGCCAGGTCACGCCAATATTCAGTTGCTGGCCCCGCAATAGCATCGAACATCATTAGATTTCTAAAAATTTTATTCTGCGTAACAGAATCAGCAGGAAGAAAATCTTCTGCCAGGGTAGGATCTTCAGCACGATCAAAAACTGGACTATAACGCTGACTATTACTATTAGCAGCCATCATCGGCGATGCAATACCAGAAGATGAATCTGCAGTTCGTATTTTAGAATTTCTCTTTGGATGTACACGCCCTAACGCATGCGTACGGTTAGTCACGCGACGAAGATGGCCCTCAGTCATGTCATACTTTATACGAAACATCACAACCTGCTAATCAGTCCAAAGTGTAGTTCTGCACTTCGAACAATAGTTGGCCGGTTCATAGTTGCTGAGTTTAACCGGATTCATAGAAGTCTTACATCTAGGACAAACACCTTTGTGCATCAAACCAATCATTTCAGAAAACTTGTCCCGCAAATTAGTAGGCTCCACCACCACGGCAGACTCAAAACTAGCGGTACGCGACTGAGACTTTATACTCAACGATGTAGTCAAAATCTCGCGACCGAGTGTAAAGTCTTTCTCCTGCACAATATCAGAAAACCCAGCAGAACGCAAGGTTCCGACAAGTTTCTGTATCGATTTGGTTGAAAACTGCATACCGGGTACGATAGAAGCAGCACAATCAGACACAAAATTATAAATATTCACTTTTTGCCTCCAACAGCACGCCTACCTCGACCAGCGGAACCTCTACCAAAAGCACCGCGCGCTGCTGCAGCACTCTTGGCCAAACCAACCACATGCCCACCTGACGTGGTAGCTGTACGCTCAGCAGCGCCTTCACCACGCCACTCACCACTACTAGCTCCTCTAAAAGTACCTACAGAATGACGTGTAAATAGTTGATGACGTAACGCATAACTACTATATTTTTTGTAGTCCTCTTTATATTTAGTAACAAATCTATGCGCCAACACAGCCACACGAAATAGATCATCAGAATCGTTGTCTGGTTTTAATGGCACTGAACGACCGAACTGACTAACTGTAGTTGTTTGTAATAAGTAATGTGCTCTTGGAAACCTAGCACGTTGTGTAATGTCCCGCATAGCTAACAGCTCATCTGGATTTACTTCAGGAATCGGGAACTTCATACGCATCCCACGAATACTTTCACGATACGCATCAAAGTCAGCCCATCTGAGCGTGTATATCTGAGCATCTACTGCCCGGTTAGCACGTAAATCATTGATGGCGTACGCTGAGTTCCAGCGATCAAAGCATACATGCAAGAAATGAAATCGTTGTAATAACGTTATAATAAGATTATCATAACACCAAGCAAGATCTACAGAATGACCACGATAAGGCGCTACTTCAATAAACTCTTCATACACTAATTCATCAGTACCGTTCTCATACCTGGCTATACACAAAGCAAAAGAATTACACACCTCACCGTTATCTATTGTCAGTATTCTAGGACTAAGTTTATCTTGCTTAATATCTGACAAAATAGGACGTAACCTTGTAGCGCCATCATCACCAACATGATCTTCTACAGAGTAATTAAATAAATGCGTATTATCTTGATAGGTCAAATCATACACAGACTTAGAATCCTGAATAAAAGGACTTACAGCCCTAGGAGGAATAGCACAAAAATCACGCAAGAAGACATCGCGCGGCTTTTGACGAAGAACTTCTTCACTCTCGTTTGGATTTACATTCCAAGTATAAAAATGTGTAAAATACATTCTCGGAGAACGAGGTGCCAACGCGGCCAACTGCATAATAGGATCACCTATCGCCGATGGGCTACTTATATTAAACATGTAGGCATCAAGTGTATTATAATCACCAAGAACCTCACGCCTATAAGTAGCCTTAGATCCAAGTGTAAGCATACTATTACTAATCGCTGCATACACCTCCATACCATCTTTAACACCAGAGCGCTTCTGATTCTCCTCATTATAATTAAAATGACCAAGTTCATCAATCGTTCCTACCAGCCGGTTACCGCCACGTAAAGTAGAACTATTAGAAGCCAACATATGGATAGCCAAACGCTTAGAAGGAAACGCTATAAATGTTGCGCCGGAATGATAAAACTGCACACCAATGCGTTTACTCTCACCTTTGAAATATTCACGTATACTTTTAAACCAAGGTGATGACTCGTATGCTTCACGAAAACGCGACCAAGTATACTTACTGGCCTGGTGCAACGTAGGAGCAACAAATGTGATTTCAAAGACATCGTTGCTAGGAAGACCGAAGTACCTGGTTGGGCTTGGCAAAACCAGGTAACGGTGTAAAATGTATGGGACAGCAAACGTGGCCACGATGTAAGACTTAGAAGACCTCTGACCCCAAAGACCTACAAACTCATTATAGGGTACAGGTTGTACTTTAACATCGCTATCCAGATTACTGTATTCCCAAAAACGAGCATCAAGGTGCCAGTCGCGTAGTATTTCGGTACGGTTACGCCGACACTTCGGACACACCCCATGTTGAAGTAATACAAAACGATCTAGTACATTACCAATACTATCTTTTACAGGAACATCATGGACATAAGCGGTATCGGAACAGAAATAACACAAGTCACAAAAGAAATGCGCGAGTACCTGAACCTGACGTGGAAAAAGCTCCCCATTGTAACCAAGAAAATCAGGATTACGACACCAATCTACAATGTTCTCTGCTACCGGAAAATTACGCTCTGTAAAAATTGACGGGTCTAAGTCTGCTGCGATGGCACGCTCTATCATGGCCACTGGATCTGGCAGTGCATCAACATCAATCGATAAATCTGAGGTGTCAAACGACTTAGCTAAAAGAGAATACACGTCGCCGCTAACTTGAGCTAACATCTCTGTCGGCAGGTCTGTACTGGCAAGCTCAGTTGCTAGCGATCCAACATCTGCAGCAACCTGATCGCTACTCGCATTTGACTTGGCCGCCGCAATACTTATAGCACGCACATCTTCAGCTGAAGCCGACACCCTCGATATTTTTTTATCTGAATCTGGATTATCAAGCCCAAAATCAGCTATGCTTCTCTTCTTTAATTTTGGTAATTTTGGCTTACGCATAACTGTCTAATGACTATCTGACTTTTCTTTGACATCTACTGTTATTTTAGGATACAAACCTGTTTTACGCTTACTAAGCTTACGTAAACTATCAAGAAGACGTAAAGCTTCTGTATTAACTAACTGCATTTCTTCTAACAAATCAGCCGCTTCTGTATTTCCAACTTCACGCATAATTTTTACTACACCAGTGGTGGTTCTAGCTAATCCTTGATATAAAAAAGAATGTTTAGCTGCTCCGTTACCAGGAACAGCTACTTTAATATTAACAGGCAGATCCGCGCTATCTTGACTAGCCGCTTCATCTAAAACAACACCATCCTTTAAGTTAGTACACTCTTGGCAGTCCTGATGAACAGTACTTGGTGTAGTAGGTTTATTAGTCACCGAACAACCCTCCTTTTTGCTAATCACGTAAGCGTTCTATTACCTCAGCCTGTTGACGCATAGTATCACGTAACAACGCTAGAGACTCACGATGTGCACGCAAGTCCTCGCTATAAGATGTACGCAAAATAAATTTTTCTATACAGCTGTTTTGATGTAACAACACAGTAGAACCAAGCGCCTCTAGTTTTATCTTTATTTCCTTGATATCGTCACGCCTAACAGCAGCTACGTCCTCTTTAACCTGATCTATATATTCATGAAGGCGTGCAAGTTCGGAGATCCTAAGCTTCTCTTCAGCTGCATTTTTACGATTAATAATAAAAAGTAAAATAGCCAACAAAGCTGAAGCAACAACGCTTACGATAGACAACACAGTAGTAGCGCTGGACCACGATTCGGTTGAAACGCCGTTAGATAAAAATACCAACGCTAAAACCGACATTACTACAGCTACACTAAAAAGCATCCAACACCTTGGTAGGGATACTGTATTAAAGTGTACAGTATCCCTACCATATAGTAACTTCTATTGGGATTTCGAAGAACTGTCGGGCAAAACAATAGCGGGATCTCGTTGCA